ATTTTTATATGCTTATTTTATGTGAGTATTTATACTTATTTTTCATATAAGTATTTATACTTAGTCCATATAAGTATTTATACTTAATCAAAGTGCATAAAATAATAATAATTAAAAAAGGGAGCCAATAATAACTCCCTTTCAAACCAACACAAATGAAAACACTAATTGAAGTTATATGCAACTCCTGTAAGCAGAAATGCCTTCTTATTCCCGAAAGAATAGCCTACTCCCACTGATATATATTGAAGCACTGAGACTGTCCCCGCAATAGATAATTTCGCCGGTTCAACATCTCCAACATCCTGAGTGAATAAAATCAATAAGTTCGCACTAAAATTCTGATAAGGTTGATCGTTCTGTGAAATAAAGTGAGAATAACTCAATCCTGTTCCCATAGAACTCAATGAAGAAACCGCCATTGGCTTATCAAAAGTAAATTGCATCGCAGTAATTGTTACAATAGGCCTGAAAAGCCAAATAGAAGTACTCTGGTCAGCTTTTGCTATTTGGTCAGTGGTCTCTGCCACTTTAAACAAAGATTCATCTACGGGCTTAAAAAAGCCTTTAAACAGACTTTGTGCGAATCCAGATAGAGTAACCGTAAATAGAAATAAAAGAATAATTAGCCTTTCCATAAGTGTACATTACTTAAATGTTGCCATACACCAAAGGCATGAAGCAACCAAATAATTAAAATAATCACCACAACAATATTCAGGATTTTTTTAATAGTAGGTTGCATAGGTATGCAGGTGTTTATAAACCAGAGTAAAACTCCGACAATTACGATTACGAGTAAAATAGTTAATAATGGCATAGTTTTAAATTTGAGGTTGTTTATCTATTGCTTTAATTTCACCAGCATCATCAGCCAAATATTTTGTTGCGATCTTAATGAGTGAAGCTATCAGGTTCCAGCCAAACAAGACCCAGGCTTTGACGGCAGCACCGTGTTCTACTTCCGGCATTGTCATCATCACTCCATTCACCACCGGAATAGAATACAGAAAGAAATCGCCTATCCGCTTCCAACGATCAGGCGTTCTCTTTGTGTAATTTTCAAGACGGATATTCACGGAGTACTCGGCTTAAAGAATATCCCGACCAGTGCCACAACACCGGCAATGACAGTACTGACTGCCGTGAGAGTGCTGGTAGCTATCGGAAGTCCCTGCGCTGATTGCTCCGGTGTCACTACACCAAAAGCAACCAAAATTGTGAAAAGTAATCCCAGGATAGAGACTGCCGTCTGTATCCAGTTAGAATTGTAGTCTTTTTTTCCTCTAAGTTTCATTGTCTTAAATATTAAATTATGTTCATTAAAAGTGAATTATAATCATCATCTCTGAGATTGCCGTCATAAAGACATATAGCCTCGTCTATCGGCTCATCGCCTCCATTACCTGCTAACTGTGTCCCATGTGTGCTGTTATGGATTATAAGGGTTGGCTTGCTGAAAACTATTTGATCCAATAGATAGTCTGGCCCTTCAATAGAAGGCGATTGTTCAAACTGAGTCCCCGGAAGATACTTGCAAATCTCTTTATGCCATTGACGGTAAGTAATACCCGGCCTTAATGTTGTACAAGCGTAAAAAGTGAAGGCGCCATGATATTCATTATCGATATAAGCATCAGCAGAATATTCCGTTTCACCACAGCCACTTATACATATCCATTTAATATCTCCTCTTGCAGCGAATGTTCCCGGCTTCAAACGTGGATACATTTTAACTCCTGGCTGTTGATAGAACCTATTACGTGTCGGATAATCTTCATTGGAATTAAATAACCTTGTCACCGTCCCCGAGAAACAACTATCAGGCAAAACCAGAACAGTTGCTCCGGGATCAAGAACTTTTATTGCGGCATTCACTTCTGATTTGAATGTATCAAGTGTTGCATGATGATCCATGAATCTACGAACATCAAAGTCCGACCAGTAATTAAGAAGCGTTTCTTTCAGTTGCTTGCCGTCATTGTTGCAACCGTTAAGATCATTGATACTTCCGGCATAGTCATTGATTGTGAATGAAAGTAACCGCCTATTTGCAGGTTCAATAACTACCGGTGCAACCGGATCATGTCCCCCGAATAATTTCTTAAAGCACATTGCAAATATAAATTAGAGTTATTAACAAACTTATTAACAATATTATCCAAATCCATTCAAGTAATATCCTACAGCAATTCTTTAAAAATGAATATAGCCTATATGTAGTAGATATTTTCATGGCTCAATAATTTCAAAATGGCTTCCATCCCAGAATTTAGTATCATCAACATCACTATTCTGGTTCCAATCTACGCCGCATCGTATCTTATGACTTATTATGCTCATACGAAATAATATATCAGCAATACCTTTAACATACCCTGCGAAATTTGAACTCTGAAGTTTTGACCAATCCAAATGATTTGTCTCATAAGGCACAGCATCAACAGCCATAGAAGGATATTGATTATGCTTTGAATCAGGCCACTGTAACTGTGAGTAACCATTTACATAAGCCTCCTCCTGTTCCAGTTGTCCTCTATGCCCGCAGACTATCGTATTGTCATATCCTAACACAACATAAAAGAATAATGTCTGTAAATCAGGATGACAACTGTCAAGTTTCTTTTGACTTGCAAGTGAATAACTACTCATCATTGTATTATTAACGCCAATACAGCACCTATTATAATTTGTAAAACAATCCAGACCCCCAATCCAATATAAACGAGTTTAGAAATTGCGCCAATCTTATTATTGACACTTTCGATCTTTTGCTCTAAAAGTTTTTCACTACCAGAAACTTCATCTTTTCTGATAAAGACCTTCTCCTGTTGATTATATTGATCTCGCCATTCATTTGCTTTATTAGCCCTTTCATTAGCTGCATGTTCTGCCTTTGTTATAGCCAATTGCATTAAATCAAATCTCAAGGATATTTTCTCATCCAAGTCAGTAATGACCTTATCAAAGTGTTTTTCAAGGGATATACTAAGCCTTGAATTTTGTGATTGATCTGTCTCTTCTTCTTTCATTTATTTCCCATTTAGTTAACTCCATCCAAGCAAAAAACATATTCCAACAATCCCGCAAACCAACTTCATAAACCAACCCCAGCTTCCAAGTCTTGTCATTATCCTGTCATATAACTTCGTGGTTCCGTAATACCAAATCGGAATATGAGTGCCGCATAGTATTGTAGTTAAATTCCAAGTTGTATCATAAATCATAAATCTCATAAACCAGAATCCTAAGAATAGTTTCCAGTAAGGTGTATCATTGGGGTTGAACCACGCCCATGCTGCAAACGGAATAAAGAAAAGCAGTACTACTAATACATGATACTTCCTGATAAACTTGTTAATAGCAGGATTAAATTTATTGAATACAGCCTCTAAGACGGATTCTGTTACTATAAAAAATATTGCGAGTAATAAATTCATAATTAATTAGTTGTTACAACATAATGATTAGTTGCCAAAGTTGCCATAGCTGCATCACTCGCTGACGTTCTCGCTCCCATGCCTGAAAATTGTAAATTAATATGTATTCCGGCTGTGTTATGAGGTAATCCCGCGGCGGCGGCAATCAAAAAAGCATCAACCATAGCAGTTGTCCAGGAATTATTTATTCCTATTCCACTACCGGATAATACCCATGCAGGAATAGCACCGCCATTATATATGACATTAGGACATCCGTTAAATAATAAAACCTGTAATGATGCTTGCATTGATTCTATGTGTCCTGTTATATTTGGCATGGCAGAACAGGAAAGATAGACCATTGCGACATTATCGAAATCGGTTATATCGCCAACCCATGTGCCACCATTACCTTGTACACAGAAATACACTATTGAGGAAGGCAGATTTGCAAAATTACCAGTTACAACATATCCTCCATCTGCCAAATAAAATGTTGCCAATCCAGCCGGAACATTATTTGCGTTTCCAGTAATCTGTCCTGCAATTATATGATCAAGGGATAAATAAGTCAATCCCGCCGGTAAATTGTCCAACAAACCGGAATAATTTGCTAAATGAGTATCATCAATTCCATATAAAATCAATGTATGTAATGTTGTAGGCAGACTATTTATTGAACCATAAATTCCAGTAATATAAGCAAATGTCAAATCTACGAGAGGACAGGTAATTGCATCAATATCACCAATCCAATTGCCACGAGTTAATTTTAATAATGTTAAAGCAGTAAGATTATTAAAATCAATTAAATTACCGGAAAGTGTAGTATTTGAGACTCCAAACCCGGTTATGAAAGTTATATCTCTATAAACTTTTATATGATAAGTCCCAGTTGAAACATAATTACTTGTATATATATTTGATCCCGTTGCCTCGACAACTGCCGTCCCGTCTCCCCAATCAATAAATGCTTTATAACTTGTTGCTACGGTTAAAGATAATGCGACTTGTGAAATTGCTCCTGATTGAGTGCTGATGACTTCCAAGTAATCTTTTGGTAAAGGATTATCATTTGTATATGTCAAAATTTTAGTTAAATCACTTCCTGCTTTTGCAGTACTATAAGAAAATAATTCCTGCAAATAATTCCTGCTATCAACTGAATCGACAGATGTTTTCACAAAATTAATATCACGTTTTGCAGCGATCATCCATGAATCAATAAGTTCCTGATCCAATTCTAATGGATGCCATCTTTTAGGATTTGCAGCATCATAATATCCTGCCCTTGCCGTTGCCTGATAAATACCTGCATCCGATCTGTCCCATCCCGCCCCCGCCATAATAACTAATGAATCGGCGAGATTATGATTCGTCAGACTGCCAACCTGGGATTTAATTTTTGGAAATGTATATCCTCCATAAACAATCGTATCTCCCATTAACTGAGTACCTGCGTAAGATAAACCAACATAAACACTTCCTTGTCCTGCAATATAATAATAAGTATATCCTTTATCCAATAAATATCTTGATCCTTGTATTCCATAAACTTTTTTAGTCGAAGCCATTGCTACAGTAGCCATGTGATTACCATTGCCACTGACATCATAGAATATTGCACCTAAAGCACTAAATTCAACATTTAATGGCCAATGTGCTTCTGCTCCGGTTACAAAACCTCTTGCCATAAGAGTTGCACCTTCGGCTGGAGTCAATAACCTACGATAGACATAAGTATCAGAATGAGATGACTTGCCAATGTAAGCACCCACAGCCTGACAACCTACTGTAAATTTTACTGCACCTGATGGAGTAAAATTACCTGTAAAAGATTGATCTGTCCCTTGCTGTACTTCATTAACAAAAAATCTAACTTTGGATGTTGCTAAATTTATATCTAACCTTAAAAATGCCCATCCTAAAGTTGTAAAATCAACTGTTGTAGATACATTAACATAAGTGCCTGACGAATAAACTCTATATCTTAAATAACCTGTTGTAATATCCTGAAACACACAATAAGTTCCAAACCCATCACCGCCTATACTTTTTCCAAAAATCCATTTATAAGCAGTCTTTCCATTATCTTCACTATTGGCCCATCCGCATAAAGTTAAATCAGTTACTCCAATATCTAATTTACTCGCATCGTTCACATACGCATATTCATTTCCTGTTGGTTTATAATAATAAGGAAGCAAAAGACTTGCATCGCCCGCACCGGGAGTTACCGAATCAGGTAATGTTAATCCATTTCTTGTTCCTTCTTTAACCCAGAAATTTGGAGTTTCTCCTCCTAATTTTTGGCCTGGTGAAGTCCAGACGCCACTGCCTCTTTTACCAATTCCGATATAATTTCCTATTCCTATCATTTAGTTTAAATTATTAATTTCAAAAATGCTATAATCCTCCTCCATCTGCTATTGTCCATCCATGACCTCCACTTCCAACTGCTAATACTAAATGCGCCCTTGCTGCCGCTGCTGCTCCCCCTGTTGTATATTGTGCATCGCCAGCATTAAATGTGACAGTATTTTGAACTGCCTGTGCTCCCCATGCAATCAACAAAGCATCATAATTAGCTGTTGACAAAGCATTTGCAGCAAAAAACATAGTAGCCATATTTGTATTTAAATGCACATCAAATCCTGCAACAGATTGATTAAATACAGAACAACTCTGAAACATGGCATCTGTACGAGTTACTTTAGCCGTATTAAAATTTGCAACTGACTGATTGAACGCAGCACATCCATAAAACATATAATGCATTACTGTTACATTCGCCGTATTAAAACCTGCAACGGATTGATTAAATGCTGTGCACGCATTGAACATTCCTGCCATATCAGTAACATTAGCGGTGTTGAAACTTGATACTGATTGATTGAATGCCGTACAACCTGAAAACATACCATTCATATCCATTACATTAGCTGTACTAAAACCAACTGGAGAATTGAATGCAGCACACCCATTGAACATATTATTCATATCGTATATACTCGTTGTGTTGGGAATATCAGTATAATTACCAGTAAGGTTTGTACAACCATAAAAAGCACTATTCATTGAACTCCAAACCGTATTTCCCCAATTTTCAATAGTTAAAAGTTTTAGCTTATCTCCACCGTTATTAAAATATATTCTTGGGAAAGTACCCCTTACCTTAACTGTCTTTACTCCAGTTGACGGATATACATGAGTTATATTACCAGGAGTTCCTGTTGCATGTTCTTCTGCACTGCCATCACCCCAATCAATCCAACAATCATATCCCGCTCCCGTAGTTGGTATTACTATTGTCTTTGTAGCTGATCCTCCATTCTCAGTTTGCCATGTCGTTATAAAACTATTTGATGTTCCTCCCTTAATTTCTTTGGACATTTCAATCCAAAGCCCAAGTGAAGCATTCCACTTAAAAACAATTATATCACAGTATTCCATTGTAAATGAATTACCTCCGGTAAGTGACAATCCATTCCCATTATCAAATTTAAGTGTGCCAGTTGAAGAATTATTGATTATCGTTAATTCCATCCCATCAAAAAGCCCATTAGCAATCTGCGGATTAGCAGTAATATCCACATCGCCACTGGGGGTAACATATAAATATGGAGTTAATTTATCAGATGTTATTCCAGCAACATCCGGGGCAAATCCCCAAAAAGGCGTATTTGTATGACCCCTAAATATTATAGAAGCTGTCGCATTTGGTATTGTTACTACTGCATCTGAAAAATACATTGAAGGATATTCCACAGTAACATCTATGGCTGGAGATTCCAAAAGTATATCAGTAGTAACTATGCCGGTCTTAGAATATAGATTCTTTCCTATCTTTGAATTTCTAAAGGATTCTGAATAAGCACCAACCACATCTTGCCATATTAATGATGTTTCACCAACTGTAGAATTTGAAACTATGAGATTGCCTTCGATAACGACTCCTCTTGCAAACCTATATGGAGAATCAGCGCAAATTATCTTTATTTGCGAACTGTCATTTGACTCAAAATAATTACCTGTTATATTTGCACTTTGAACACTATAATCCGAACCCGGAGCTAAAGAACCTAACTGCACGCCGGGTCCTTTATTTGTTTCAATTAAATTCCCGTTTACATTTAAACCTGAACCCACCCATTCAATTCCCGCATCACCATTAGAAGCAAAAGTACTATTGGTAATAGATATGCCATTTCCATTTGCCCCTGTATGTTTATCCGTTGTTCTACTTACAAAATTTATCCCATCTGATTTATTACAGATAAGACTTACATGATTAAATGTATGTCCTACTGATAAATTTAAAGAATAAATGCCATGTCCCCCATTAAACCATGAATAAACACCCTCAAAATCACCATAATTAGCATTGAATAATTCAATGCCATTACCACCCGTTCCACCTACACCAAATGCCCCACCATTCCCTTGTATCTTAATATCCTTGCAACTAAAATAAATACAATCTCTAAATCTTAATGCTGCATGACCTGATGTATTAGAATTATAAATCACACTCTCAGGCCCCACCCCACGAATAGATATATAATTTTTAGTAACTACAATAGAATCTGAAATCCTATATTTACCCCTCGGGAAAAATACTGTTGCACCGCCTACTGAATAAGCATTAACTCCAGCCGTCCCACCATGTACAGTTAACTTAGCCTCAGTAATGGCTGCCTGAATTGCAGTTCTGTCATCTGTGATACTATCACCTTTTGCCCCATAATCTTTCACATTAAAAACGAGTGTTTTTGCACTGTTTAACTGTGTCTGTATAGATGAAGTAGCATCAACAAAATTGAGTTGCGTCCCTGTTCTTGTCACTGTCACTGTTCCGATCTTTATTCCACTTACTGGTACTTCGATTCCGCCATTGGCTTTTATAACATACTTAAATGTATTTGATTGCTGACAGAAAGAAACTCCAGTAATTAAAATCCCTATCAAAAAAGTAATTAGTCTTTTCATAATTATTTAATTTGCAGTAATAACTATTTTCCAAGTTCCCACGTAAATCTTCAAAACATTCAAAGTACTATCATAAACCAGAAGTCCTACAACGGGAGTTAAAGCATTTATTTGAGTGGTTGTCAGAACGGGTAATTTAATCCCTGACATCGAAAGGATGGCATCAGCCAATTCAATAGATTCAGGTTTATTTGTCAAATCCGTATAACTACCACTAAAAAGAGTTGGCTTTCCAGTTATCTCAGCATAAGTAGGTACATAACCTATCGCCTTATAGAGACTATTATGGTCATGTGTAGCAGGAGTAAATACAGAAGGTTTATTGATCATAGTATTCCAGTCAGCAACACCTCCAGCGGGAAGTGATGTGTAGATAGTTCCTGCTGGACTAAACCGAAATCCTTTGTTGAAAGTGACTATTGCATTGAAGTCTTTATCGGGTTGACAAAAAGCAACGGCAAAAGTAACCAACAAAAGAATAAGGATAAGTTTCATTTTTTTCATATTTAATGTTTTATAAGTTTCCCACCAATTTTTACTAATTTCATGTTGTGTTTTAACAGATTCCCGGTAGCCTCACTACCTCCACCTTCTGCTACAAAACTTCGTTCATCACCGTAAGCAGTGCCAACACTATTTATGGCATAAGCCCTGATATAATAAGTTAAAGTTGCCGTCAATCCGGTTATTGTACTCACAAATGTTCCTGTTCCTGTTCCGTCAGAAGAATAATTATCAGATTTAGATATTGCCGGTTCTGGAGTTGTACTCCAGCAAACACCCCTTGCTATAATCCCACTACCTGATGCTATATAACCCCCGCTTTTCGCAGTGGAACTTGTTACATCATAAACAGAATTTGTTGAGACAACAGGTAATGCAGGCGTAGTGCCACCAAATTCAAATGCTCCAAGATCGGGTGCAGAACCCTGATAGGATAGCCCGACATTTATTCCTGCATTTATCAAATCAGAACCGGAAACAAGTTTTAAGAAGTTTACATCAGGTAAAGAACCTGCCTGCCTTGCTCCATCTATGCCAGTCGGGCTGATACTTGCAAAATCTGCATCAGTTACCGTGACACCTCCATCCCAGCTATTATACTGGCTGTCATGAGAAGCATGGATAACTGGAGCAGTGCCATTGCCATAGTCAACATTATTTCTAAATACTGTCGGAAAATCATAAGTCGGGAAATAGAAGCCATTACCGCTTATTGTGACACCATTATAATAAGCAATATTATTATACATAACTACATGGAAAGAATAATAACCAGCCCTGAGACAAGAGAAACCTGTTGTTAGATTTCTATAAGCGACACAATTTGTGACAGTTCTTAAAACAGTACCCACATCAGGAGAAGATGATTTAGGCCCAAGTTTAAACGCTTCTCCATTTCCTCTTGGAGTAAAAGTACCTGGTTCATAGCCATTATAGAACGCCCAGCAATTCTCAAGTGTATAATTGCCACATGCCAATCGTAAATCCCAGCCGTCATCACAATTCCACCATGCTCTACAACCCCTGAAAGTTATATCTGTTGATGTTGCGCTCCCTGTTTCAAAACCATCTGACCCATCCCAGGGAGAAGCAGAATAAGGATCAGCATTATGATGACTATCACAATTAAGAAACAGGTCATCATCACAACCATCTCCTATGACAACGCCCCACCCCCCAATATGATCTATCTCACATAACTCAAAAGTGCTGTTATCTACATTATTAATAAATATTCCGTATAACCCGTTTCCTCCATTACCATTGGTGGGCTGAATGAGATTTGTAAATCTTAATCCTTTTATATGGATATAATCAGCATTTTGCACTCTCAGGCAACATGTCATGCCCGAAACACTATGATATGAATAATCAAATACAGGTGTTTCGTTAGGATAGTTTAGTATGCTTATCAGATTGCCTGCCGTTCCGCTTATCCCTGAAAGAGTTTGAGGTGTTGCGATATAGGTTCCACCCCTTACATAAATAATATCTCCCGGCACTGTTGCTGCATACGCATGCGATAATGTAAACCACGGACTACCTATTGTACCACTACCACTAATATCACTTCCTGTTGGTGATATATAATAGACATGCGCTCCATAAGAAGTTACATTTATATAATTAATTTTTGTCTCTACATCTGAACCAGCACTATTAGTTGCTGTTAAAGAGACAGTATAACTTCCGGCATTATTATATAGATGCGTGGGATTCTGTAATGTAGAAACAGGAGTTTCCCCAAATGTCCAGTACCAGCTTGTTGGAGATCCTGTAGATTGATCCGTGAAGGTAACTGTTGTCCCTGCTGTGATATTAGTAGCCGAAGCAGTAAAGGCAGCATTCGGAAGAGCTGAAGCAGAATAAAGCCTTGCACCAATTTGCCACGATCCATTCTGATTGATCACTGAAGGGGCAGAACCTACAACCCAGGTAGCACTTGTAGATAATCCACTTTGATAAGTTGAACCAAGATTAGTACCGTAGTTTAATCGTGAAGTAGGAACAAGAGCGGTGGTATTTATGAAATTAGGATTTACAATCACCGAATGAGTATCATATCCCAAAGCCAGCCATGCCACCCATGTTATGGATGATCCATTCACATAAAAGACAGGATTGGAACCTGCACAATAATAGATATTATAATCGCACTCGAATCCATTTCCACATCCTGAGGCAAGATATATTACTGGAGTACCAGAAGGTGTAAAGAAGATATTATTCTTTATTTTAGTATTTATTGATGGAGTTGTAGTATTGGCATCAATATAAATCAAAGTCGATGAGTTTACCGAATAAAAAGTGTTATTGTAAATTTTAACCCCATTAAATCCTTTTATTCTAATATTTGTCGCACCTCCATGAAAAATATTATAAGCCACAACTCCACTAATATCAGTCATATTGTATGCATCGTCAGATTTGAATACAATACTATAATGAGTATTATCAAAATAATTGTATTTAACTATTTGATTAATGTTATACCCTAACATAATACCATGCGTAGATACAGGAACGGGATTGCCTGTCCATACAAACTTATTTCCTGTTATTATTGCTCCATCAAGATTATTATTTGTTGACAGACCACCGTTTTCATCTCCTGCCTGTAACATATACCCTGATGTATTCTGTGAGGTTACAGAGTTATTGATGAACGAAAAATTAGTTGGATTATCTCTTAATATATCAACGCCATCCCATGAAGCATTAGTATTTGTATATGTCTGACCTTGTAATGTATATGATGTTTCTGTTAAATATTCGTAAGCTCCAATATCAGGATTTGCATCTCTGGCATTCTCTCCGAAGTCATAGTTTATACTTATATCTACGCCTGCATCGATAGCATCAGAACTGGATGACAGTGTATAATAATTAGTATTTGTATAACTTCCTGATCTTGATATATGGTTAGTGGATATTACATCTCCTGCTCCAATACAATCACTATCATAGGATTTATTATAAAGATTATTGCTAAACGTAATTCCAACTAATTTAGATGCCTCTACAGGCCAAATACAATATGAACCATCTTCTTGAACTATTATGTTATTTCTGTAACTTGAATTAACATTATTCGATGTTTCGCCTACTCCAGCTACAATTATATTACAACCATATATGCTATTTATAAATGTATTATTTGCAACCAATATATTATCTAAACTGCCACCTGTATAAAAATTTCTACTACATCCATAAGCAATATTATTTATGAAGGTGTTTCTTGCATTACTTGGGATGCCTGTCTCATTCCAGTGACCAATACCAACAGGGTGTTCATCGCCCATAGTTTTTGTCTGATAGACAAAATTTCTCTGAACTAAACAATCAGTTGCATCACTCACATAAATCATAACCGTATATGCGTTATAACTTATATTATCTTCAATAGTCGTGTGAGTTGCCTCAAAGGTAGAAATGCCTTCTCCCCAGTTATCATGCGCAATACAATGCCGAATAATGCAATAATCAGGATAACGTCTTGCGCTTATCCCTGACCCCCATGAATCTGACCTCCCTTCATCGTGATTATTGTTTTGACAACAATCATAAACATTACAATATTCAATTATAGTATAATCACCACTGACGCCTATACCTGATGCCCAACAATTATGAACTTCACAATGACTTATTAAATTATAAACTCCATCGCTTACTATTCCCGACGCACCACCATTATTAAGTTCAAATCCAATAAAATTAATGTAGTCATCTGATAATGTAACCAATGTATTAGTACCTAATCCATTACCATCAATAATGGGATATTCTCCAGAATAAGCAGATAGAATAGTAGGATAACCTGATGTGCCATCATGTCCCGAAACTGTAACTCTTTCATTATAGGTTCCTGTTCTTACAAAAAGAATATCTCCTGAAGCTAATCGTGATATTCCATAAGTAATCGTTAAGAATGGACTTCCTATAGTGCCGGGATTACCATTATTCCCCGTTTTTGCTACATAGTAAATTGTGGCATTTAGAGAAATGCTTATTAAACAGAATAATATAATAAGAAGTTTTTTCATTAATTAAATGGATATGTTGATGTATATAATTCTGTTACCTCACCGGCAGATACCGCCTTTGACCATATCCCTACCGCATCAATTCTACCAGCCAATCTTGTTCCTCCCCCGCTATATTCATTTCCCATATACCAGTTAGAAGTATTAACATATATGGTTCCTGAAAAAGTATCAGCAGAAGTTGATACATCCGCACCATTCAAGTATAGTTTAAGAGGATTTGCACCATTGCATATCCCAACCAAATGATACCACTGTCCAGCCGATAAAGTGCCTGAAGAATGGACAGTAAAGTCAGTACCGGAAGTATTCTTAATATTAAAATATGCCTTATCATCAGTGTCGATATATAACATCATTGTCTCCCACGGAGAAGCAGAAAGCGTAGAACGTATTAAGAATCCTGCGTTTCCTACTGTAGATTGTAATGATGTTAGATAAACCCATGCTGACAGACTTACAGTACTCCCCGAAAGAATCTGAGAAGAATTAAATGGTATCGTGGCAACATGAACAGGATCGGAGAAACTCTCTGCCTTTCCAAACTTACCAGTCTGGTTGACTATAGCAGAGGTATAACCATTTTGTGTGCCGGTCGCATCCACTATATCTGTTCCTGCTGTTTCATCGAATTGATAAAATCCCAGAATACCTGTAAGCAAAGTTGATTCACCACTACCGCCACCCCCACCGGAACCTCCTTCTGGAATCAGATCATGCCAAACAATAGGATCAAAGGCATGAACTATTATTTGTTCTCCGGTTGCAAGAATTGGTTTAAATGTTAAAGTTCCGCTTGCTATATCAAATTTATATCCGTCAGGAGCTTTAACATTGGTTATATTCTGCCACTGCATTTGCCCTTCACGATAAACTGTTATATGTGGATGAGAAGTAAATCCTGTATTTATAATTAAAGAATCACCATTTACGGGAAATCCCGATGTGGTACCTATTATGCCCCTTAATTGATACATGCCAACCGCACCACCAGTACCCTCAAAACTCTGAAGTTGATTATAAGTGACTACCTGTTTAGGAACCTGCAAAGTATCTGTTTTAAGCCAGGCGTAAGTACCCAAGTCTTCAGCATCTGTCCGTAATTGATTCAGTGAATCATGGATTCTGTTACGTGTCTGCGATTCACGGTAGATATTCCCGAATGAATCTCTCACAGCAGAGAAGTTTGTATTTACCTTCTGGAAAGCCGTTCTTAGCGGATCACCGGTATGATCATTCGCAGTTGTACCGACATTGACGACCGAAGTCTGTCCAAAGACCCCGAAGGGAATAAAGAGTAATAAATAGAGTATCCTTTTCATATTAAATAATTTAACCTTCATCTACTGTTATTTCAGTTGAATCCACAGTTACCACAGTACTATCTGCCGTTGTTAAACCAGATGTTCCTTCTATATAAGCATTATCAATATTATTGTCATAGGCACAATAAGCTCCCGTTGTCAATGCTGCCCACGTTGCCTGATCTTGTACTTCCGGAATCAAATCACCATTACGATATTTTGTCTCACAAAGATTATTCGCTATCCAAACCTGATTGCCAATTTTAACGCTACTATAAATTTTCCCATCATTGCCGACCATATCAGCAAGTGTATCATCATCTTTGATTGGCCGAACTGAGAAACCAAAAAACTTTTGTCCTGTATAAGATCCATGATGAAAAAGAATATCATTATAACTTAATCCTTCCCAAACTCCATGCGTTACATCAACCTCATCAGATGCCCATAAATTGCAACCATAAGTCAACGTCACAAATCCTATGAATATCCTTGCTCCCGATCCCCGGCCATTAAATCCTGTTGAATTTGTTGCCCCTGTGTTTGGTGAGGCCCAATGATCAAATCCTGTTTCTTTTAACTCACCTCCAGCAATAGCGTCCCCTCCAAGAAATGTATATAATGTTGCACATTCTGCATCCGTTGGTATATGCCAACCTGCTGCACAAATATTTCTTGGATCATTAATGGCATACCAGTTATATAACGCACCATAAATAACTTCAAATGTTTCTTCCGGTTCTTCTGGTTCTGCAACTCTTGTACATATCTCACATAGATCAACATTCCATTCCCTGTTTCGCACATCAAACTCACCCCTGTTCATCACAAAAACCCTCACGTCACCATTATAGAGATTCAGGTCATCCTGGAAATTGCCAATAGGATCAATCTGAATATCCTGCGCCGTTTCCATGATAGGCATCTGAATTAATTGTTTTGGCCTTGCGTACTGATCAGCGATTTCATCTCCTATTAACTCCAGCAATGGTTTTGCTTCGGTTCCTCCCCTGCTATTCCATGTGTCAGTTGGCCCCAATACTGCCGTGTAAGTTGGTGATGTTTCCTCAACCGTTCCGTTAAGGTTGCCTGAGATATTTTCTACAGTAGTTTCAAAATCCAAGCCCAACACCAATGATGTGAAAATTACATCCTCATTCGATGAGCTAATCAGAATATCAACTGTATCGAATCCTGTTATATAAAGATCAACAAATTCAGTTGCTGTGACCGTTAGATCGGTATTGAAATTTGCCGTGCCAGTATAGCCATTACAGGTAAGTTCCAAAAGTCCAGAATCACCAGTAAGGCGAACAATCATAACCTTATAATCATCGGTTTGTTTTGCCACACCAAGTGCGCCGCCGAACTGTTCAATGACATTATCCATGTCAGCATCTACAACGTCACCGAGCTTGTATTCATAAACAAGATTAACGCCATTGATGTTATTGTTTACTACGTATTCATTTTGTGTTATCTCTACAAATTCTTTAACTTTAATTGGTGCATATCTCCATTTGTTGCTGCCCCATAAAGGGAAATTCTGACCACCCCAGGGGTCAGGAAGCATAACCCGAACTGATTTGGTGCTAATGGAAACCGATGATAAATAGAACCTGACGTTTTTAATTCCTAACCTCACATCGGCGAAAGGATAGGTATCATCCATGCAATGAATCCTTATCTGGTAAGGGCCAGCGTCAGGAAGTCCAATGACCTTCCGTTTATATGTTGTCCAACCGGAACTACCAACCGGGGCATCAGCCGTTATAGTTATAGTGCTTGGCGTGGCAGTCCATTCAACAAAATCTTCATTTAATTCATGCAGGAAATAACCTGAACCGAAAATTGTTATATAGAAAATATTGCCCACAACGGCATCAGCACCGATATTATAAAGCAACCAGTCAAATTCCAATGTCACCCCGTCCGTTGCACTTATAATAGAGTTAATGCCGAATGATTGAAATATATAATCTCCAACGCCAGGATAATGATTTGTCCCTGTTAATAAAACTCCTTCATTTTCCCCGTTAATAACATTGGAGATAGGCTGAGGCAATGGTGTTCCGCTATTAGTCCAGAAATCAAATAAATATGAACCTCTATAAGTGTCGCCTTTGAATTGCCAGTTATCCAGCCAGCTTTGTTTATTGCCGTAATCCTGTTGAACAGTCACAGTTTTTGCCGGAGGTTCAATCATCAGCACTCCGCCCGGAACCTGAAGTCTTTTTGATGAAGGATGTGTAGCTATACGGTTAATAAACTGATCAGGATTAAGTGTTACTGCTGTCTTTGTAATCGCATCGGTGAAATATCTTCCATAAACAGTTGTTGCGCCTAATTCAACAGGCCGGAGAATATAAAAGAATCCATTCCTTTGCCGGATGAAAGCGTTGTATTTTTTAAGAATCTCCACGAGTACATCCCAGCAGGTGAAGTCTTTGAAAACATCTACGTCTATCACTGTTTGATCGAAGGGACTGCTGTCAACCCCGTCCGTCATATCATCTTCATAAAGATTGACAAACTCATAAAATGTTGTATGACCTATCTGACCAAGAATATCAAGAATAATTTCAGATTCACGTATGCGACCATCATGATAGGTAACTATCTCTTTGCCGTCATCGTAGACTATGCTTTCTGCGTAAAGGATATTTTTCAAAATATCAAGACCGTCCGTTGCAACTACCTCAACTCTATAAGATACTGGTTCATATTCTTCGCTATAATTCTGTGTCTCAATAAATCCAATCCAATATGGTGTAATGCCGAAACGGGATATATTAACAGGTAAATGTTTATCTTCAATGGAATAAAATTCAGTTAATGCGAAGTGCGTATCAGAATAAACCCTGAATGTTGTCTTTGTAGGTCTTATCGGATCGAACAGATCATCGGAATCATTGTCATGGTTAATCGTTAGCGGATCGCCGGTTGCCTGCAGGATAATAGGATCGCTGGAATATAAAGGATCATTGACGCTGATTTTCCAATCAATAGCCATTATATCAGTAAACTCTATTTTCCAATGTTCAGCCATTACGTCTTAATGCAAGTATTATATCCCGTCCCTTTATCTTACCGTCAACCTTTACTGTCATCATTCCAGAAGTCATTGGAGTAACTTTTGATCCTCGTGGTAGATTTACTACTTCCGGCCCACGTTCACCAACAACTGAAAGTCCACCAGGTGCGAAGTTTGTTCCACTGGCAAATCCTGTTATAAATTTTGCAAGTCCTCCACCCATAGCACCTCCAACATCAAATATTGCACTCGCAGGGAATAATAATTTCATAAGTCCGAATACCACCGCCCTTGCTGCCATTTGCTCGGCCATTTGAATTAACATCTGTTTGAATGATTCCGCCAATCCTTTGAATCCTTCATCCAAGCCTGAAAATAAAGTCTCAAAAACATCAGTTAGTTTATTCGCAACACTCATTTGCCTTTCAAGTTCATCAGTAACTTCGCCTATTGGCTTTTCACCTCCGAATTTTTGTAATCCTGGTAATACTGGTTTTGTTCCGAATCCTGGCAATGTTATGTTTTCAGTTGAGATAGGTTTTAATCCTGCCGCACCTGCACTTTTCGCTATTTCAGAATGAACTATTTTCCACGCTTCAGCTTGTTTTGTGGCTTCAATGTTTGCAGCTTTGATCTGATCTACATAATCCTGAATATTCTTTAATGCTTTTCCTGTTTCTTTGGTTACCTCAGCTACAACAGTAGCCTCACCAAGCATTGTCCCTTTCCCTGCGTATTGTAACTCTTCTGGTGTTAAATCCTTTTTCTTATCTTCCAAAAATGCTGCATATTGCTTTTGGCTCATCATCATCTTTGAAAAGAAACTTAATTGCTTATCTGCTAATTGTTGAAAGAATGTTGTTGATCCTGAAAGTACTCTTTGAACTACCTTGCTGTTAACAAGAAACTCACCCCATGCTTCTTTTAAATCTTTTACTGAGGCAGACATAGCAGCGAATCTCACTCCTGCTGTATCTGAAACAGTCCCCATTTTTGCTATTTCTGCATTGACAAGTTCCATTACACCCGTCAATCCTTCTTTTGACAATGCTTCTTTAGCGGCATTGGCCGAAATACCCAATGCAATAAACGACTTAGGCGCACGACGGCCCACGCCCTGAACTATCTTTTCAGTTAATTCGGTTATAGAACCTCCAGTCTGTATTGCCCTGTTAGTTGCAAATTCAAGTAACTTCGCTAAGTCTCTAAGTGGAACTCCAAAGTTTTGAGCTTTGATAGCCAATGCCATTAGATCAGACTGTTCAATGGTTCCACGTGTAGCCTTAGTCAAGTCACCAAGTACCTTTTGACCTACAGTTCCTAATTTGCTATAAGCATTTTTCACACCCTCAGCCTCAGCTGCGAGCTTCATGGATTCTTTGGAAAAACTAACAATAGCCCCGATACTAAAGAGGGCTACCACTGATCTGGCGGCAATAGAGATAGTATTTTTAAATCCGTTGATGGATTTATTCATGTCTCCCATTGCCTTCTGGAAGCCGGAAGTATCACCTTTAAATTTATATCCTATTGAATAATCTCTTGGCATTATCTTAATCCATACTTAACATGAAATCTCTCAATGGCGTTATACCACTCAGCTCCCATAACATTGACTGCATATTCACTCGTTGTATTAACCGCTTTTTTCATCCAGAAAGCATAAGGTCTTGAAGCATTCATCTTACCCGTAAATCTTTTATTCAATAATGGTTTGCCATGCCATGTCTTTGCCCACCGATCCACTGTTCCTTCCTCAACTAAATGCCCATGAGAACCTTTAAATGGCTTTCTTTTCCTTGCCCCCACAATAACAGCAGCTTCATTCCTTACAGTCAATAGGCCAATGGACTTTCTTAAATTACCAGTTACGCTATGATGAATATTTGACTTTGCTAATTCAACTGTCGGCTTAGTTGCCTTGCGTAATGCAGAAATCACTATATTCCTTTGATCTTTATATTGCAATTCACTGAAAAGTCTTTGTAGTCTTTCCTGATCCGGGGATTCTATTTTAAAGTTATTTACCATTTTTCTTCTCCCAGGGGAATTTAAACAAATCTTCAGGGTTAGGAAATTTCTCTGTTCCATTCATGGCCACTACCGACCAGTAACAAATTGTCCTCACCTGCTCCCATGTTCTCTTTTCAGTTTCACTTTTCGCCTCGTTTATTGCCATAATTTCATCCGGTGACATTTCATCCCAGAAATACAAAGGATCGATCCCGACAACACCAACACAATAACCAAAGAGCTTATCGAATTTTATGGTTTCAATTTTTTTTTATCTTGTGCCGGGCCGAATAGCTTACTTATCGCCTCGTTAAATTTCTCCATAGCATCAGGATAAGGATCGATAGCATCATAAAACTCATCAAACGAATATTTAAACTGCTTGCCTTCCGCCTTTGCTCCCGTCTTGGCAACATCATAAAAATAATAGATCGACAATTCCAGGTTATCCGGTTCCTTTGCGCTTCTGTTAAGATGAGCGATTAACGCCCGATTACTATATCGGACGTAAAACTCAAGATCACCCAGCTTAACTATTTCCGTCTTTAATAGTTCCATTACGCTTCAGGTTCGGTTATTACAACTTTACCGGCAGCAGTGGCAAGAGCATCATCGGTCACGGTCACGGTATAAGTACCAGGCTCTAAACCTTCGATAGACTGAGTTGTCTGTGCCGGCGTGGTATCCCATGAGAATGTATAGGGAGCAGTTCCGCCTTTAGGGAAGCAAGCTGCAAATCCATCATCAGCAGCATTAGCTGTACAATTAGTTTTCAAAACACCAACCCTTAAATCACCTTCAGTACTGAATGAGAAACTACCATCAGAGTTCTCAAAACTTACTGTATAAGAAGCATTTTGCTGATCAGCTGCATTCTCATCCAATCCGTTAATAATGAAGTTACCTTCTGCATAAAACTTGGTGTCATCCAAAGTACCTCCGACCAATTCTCCGTCTGTGAGTACTGCTCCGGTCTGATCACCGAACGCAAGATGAACAACGTCACGAGCCAGATAAGCCGCTCCCAAAGTCGCAAAGTCCGTATCTACTTTTAAGTTATCGGAAGAGGCTGTAATATCCATTCTCCCGACCGCTTTAGTATTAAATTTACCAGTATCCTTATTTGAAGTATCTCTGGTATTCATTTTCATGCTTATCGAATGCGATGTTGCATGAGCAATTCTCACAGCATCCAAAAAAACATAAAGGTCTGATCCGTTTTTAACAAAATTTGGCATTTTCTTTAAGTTTAATAATTATCTATAACTACACTAAAATTTAATCTTTGCCCATACATATTATCAATCCACGCCGGTTCATCAATGCCTGTAAGCTGAATGCGCCTTGTATCTGCCGTCCGTTGTAACTCCAGCGAAGCCCGTATCTGACCGACAATATCCTGGAGATTTGCATAATCCCCGCTTACAGCCGACACGCTGAAATTGCATTCATCATCGGCCCAGCCATCCTTCTCATATTCAACATTAACAACCGAGTAATGATAAACAATGAACGGCAAAGGAGTATCTTCATTCGCCACAACCGGATAGATATTCGCCTCCGGCACTAAGACCAGCAATGAATCATTAGCAGTCAGGAAATCTACTATTATCGTTCCGATAGTCATTTTTTCTTACTTCTTTTCTTTGGAGTCTTTTTAATCTCCGGCTCAATAATCTCAGTTTCTACCTTCTTGGGTTTCGTTTTTGGCTTAGGAGCCTTAACCTCTTCTGGTACGAGTTCCAAATAGAAATCATAAAAGCCATGTTTCTCAATATGCTTCTGCAATTTCTTATCGTCATCCCGTCCGATAATCAATAGTTTCTTTTTTGTGTTCCAGTCTAAAGCCGCATCTTTGGCTTCAGCTTCATACACAACTTTGCCTGTCGCACGTGATTTAATTTCATATTTCATTTTAACCTCCTTGTTTAACATAATCAGTTTCTTCGAGATAACAGAATAACCTGTCAGTAGCATTCGTAAGAGTTATCGCAACGACAGGATATTCAAACGGAATGAAATCGCCTTGTTTCAATGCGACACTCTCCCATGTAGCATCAGCCAATTCCGTAGGTGTACCAGCAATAAGATGATCAAGTGTTGATATTTCTGTATCATCAATACCAACGACAGCACCGTATGCAGCATAACCAACAGGCATCTCTTTTTCCGAGTCTCCGACAATAAGGTAACAACCTTTTGCCCCTAACATTTTTTCTAAAGTGTTCATCATATTATTAATTTTATGTTGAATAAATATTTTCCCAATCTGTATCCTCCGCACCTGCATATCCTGTAGGCGTTAATGTTTGATCGACACGATATTCTGTGCCGACAATCCTGTGCCTGTAGAGGTCATCTTTATCC